ATCAGAACCACGGTCGATCCGCTTGCCGCTGGCACTGTCTCGCCGCTGACGAACTCGCGGAACTCCCCGATATTCGGCCCCCGCTCCGTCACGCTGTACGCCGCGCCCAATGCGGTCGACGTGCTCCCGAGGGCCGCCGCCAACTCGGTCGCGATCTGTGTGGTGGTGACTGTCGTCCCGATTGTCAGCACAATAGAACGGCCATTACAGGTGACTGTCAGCGTATCCGCCGCCACCCACGTTCCGCCAATCGTGATCGTCTCTTTTTGGGCGACGGGCAATGCCCCGCCCTGCCATCTTCGTGTAGCCATGCGTTATCCCGGCGGTCGACCGCTCAGAGGGGAAGGGGATTCGAATTCGTAAGCCCACTGCACAGAGTACATCTGATTGCCGTACTGGCCGAGTCGCGTTGGGCTTTGGTAGGTCACCCGCCGTCGGTCTCGATGCTCAGCCAATGGGAACGCCGGGTTGGGGACGCTCGGCCATGTCGCCACGCCGACCGCTGTGCCTTGCTGCTGGCAAGTGTAGGAAGTCTGCTGGCGGACAAGCTGCTCGATTGGTGGGCCGTACAGAGTCGGAATCACGACCTTCTGTTGCCCCCCTCCGCCGAAGGTGTATGACTCGGTGTAGGACAGGATTCCCAGATCGTTGTTGTATTCGGCCTCTGCTGTGATCTGGTACGTCCGGAATGTGGTGTACTCGCTGCCGTCGCCCGTCGGGTATGACAGATCGAGAATCCGCACACCCTGCCGACTGCCCGCGTTGTACATCGAGTGCCGTACTGATGTCCCGTCGCTGGAGTAGAGCACCAGATCCCGCCCATCGACGCCGTAGGCTGATTCGAGGGAAACGATCGCGGTCCTCAGGTTGGCCTCTGTGCTGGCCTGTAGGATGCCACGGATTGACCAGTTGGCGACGTAGCCGCTGCGTGCCCCGACCTCGTTGAACGTCGATCTCTGAGAGATGACCAGCGTCACCTCGTTGTCCGCGTGGGTGTAGGTGCCGTATTTCAGAATCATAGCGCACCCACCCCCTGCCGTCGCAGTGCTGCCGCCTCATTCGCCTGTGCGTTGAGTTGTGACCGCAGCTTGTTGATCGTGATGTTCTCCATCTCGCGGACCAATGGGGCCAATCTCTCTTCCAGCGAGTCCGCAATCTTCGACGGATCGAGGTCGACGTTGATCGTCTGCTTGATCTCAGCCGACACCTTGGCCTCAGCCGCCGCGATCTTCTGGTCCAGCCCGAGAATCTTGACGATCTCGGCGAACCCCGCAGCGTCTGCCCCGGCCTTGGCCTGCTCGGCGATGATCCCGCGAAACGCCACGTTGCCCCGGGCGAACTTGAGTTCCTCCGCTGACAGTTGCCCCACGCCACCGGCTGCGATGCGTTGGGCGATGTCCCTAGTCGCCTGTTTCTCTCGAACATCCATCAACCCGAACTCTTCGCGGGCCGCGTCGATCCGTCGGCGTTGTTCGTCGATGAGTTCCCGCTCGGCTTTGGTCCGCTCCAATAGGATGCCGTTGAGTTGCTTTTCCGCCTCCAGTCGCTTGCCTTGGATGTCCGCAAACGTCGCTTCCTTTTGTGCCTGATTCGGCTTGCGGGCCTGCTCTTGCTGCCCCGCGATCTCTCGCAAAATTCCGAAATTCTGGCCGCCCATCATGGCGAGTGCAGCACCTTGGCCCATCGGCCCCATCCCGCCAAGCATTCCGCCCATCTCGCCGAGGAATTCCCGCCCCGGGCCAGCAAAACGATTCTCGACAAACTTTCCCTCGCGAACCTCCTTGATGCCCTCTGTCAGGCCAGACAGGATTATCCTGGGGGCATTGAGTGCTGTGATCGTTGCCGATGTGATCATCATCAGCTTGTTATCGCCGCCCGAGAGGAACCCCGGGCCACCACCTTTCGCCTGTGCTTTGGCCGCCTCTCGCACGCCCTTTTCAACGCCCTGCCCCACCTCCTTGGCGATGGCCTCCACCTCAATCGGCTTGCGGTCTGGGCCAGGTAGGGCAAGCTGGCCACCCCGGCCACCGCCCCCACCCATTCCACCACCAACGATCAGCCCACCACCACCGCCCCCAGACGCCCCCCGGCGAAACGCATTCCACGCGGCAGAGACGCGGCGGATCATCTCCAGATACGCCGCCTCTAGTCGCCGCACATCGGTGATCTGATCATTGATCAGGTTCCGGTGTTCGGTCCGCAAGCGGGCATACGATAGGATCTGTGCGGTCTCGACGAACTTGACGACAGCCAGCCCGGTTTCCGCCGCCTTGCGGGAGTCCGCCGGACTCTGGAACATCATCTTGACGTTGACTACAACGTCGGTTTCGACTGGCATTACTTCCGACCCCCTATCAATGCCCCGAGGGGGCCAGCGATCGTATAGGCTTGCTGTGTCTCGGCCGCGTCGACTGCCTGCCGGATGATCGCCGCGTTTCTGCGAACGATAGGATCGTCTGGAAACTGCCCCACGGCTCGGCACTGGGAATAGTGCTCATAGGCCAGCCAATTTGATTCTGTGAGGCTCTTGGGGCTCTCAGGCGTTCCCTTGGGACAGCCGTTGGCTCGGAGTCTGCACGGTGCCCGCGTGCCCTTCGGTCGTGGCACTGGCTGCCCCTGCCGCTCCAGCCTCTCCCCGGTCTTTTCGTCGTACACGAACGCCTCACAGTCGGCACAGTCGCGGTAGGCTACTTCGGGGTGCAGGATCAGCAGCCGCACCCCTTCAGCTAGTTTTTTGTGGCGTCTCCGGTGTCTTTCTCGGGCTCGGTGTTGCCCGATACAACGCCCCACAGCTTCATCACGAGAGGCGGGACAAGCCGCTTGATCGTGGCCTCCGAAACTGGCACCGCTTCACCATTGGGGCCGCTCAGAGTCCACGAGACGAGTTTCTTCGAAAGGATCTCATCGACGATCGCCATCCACCCCGCATCGTCGATCCCCTTTGTCCTCGCCGTGTACTCGATCACATCGATGCGCACCATCGGCCGATAGACAAGGTGGATCTCATCCCACTGGGCAGAGGCAGGGATGGTCGTCTCGCGAGTGTAGCCGTCGGGAATGAAGGGGCTTGGCATTATGCAGTTGAGTCAGAGGTGATGGACAGTTCTTTCGTGCTTCCGTTGCTCTTGGCGATGCCGTTCATCTCCAAGAGGATCTCGCCCGGGCCGCCGACAACAGGCGACGAATCGGCCACCGCGAGAGCACCGACGGTAAACGTGATCGACCGGCCGCCGTTGGTCAGGACGAAGGTTGCACCGCTCGCCCCGCTGGAGTTGATGCCGTAAAGATCCACCTCGTCTGAGGTATACGGAACGGTCATCGAGACAGTGACTACCCGGCCCTGCGTGTGAATGTCGGTTGCGGTGTTGCTGTTGCTGAAGCGGGCATTCAGTTGATTGTCAATGCTCAGTTCCCAGCGTGTCACCACGCGGGCCGATCCTTCGACAGTGCAGACCGCATCCGACCAGATGTAGGGCGGATCGGTTGGGGCTGTGATCGTCGGGAACGCCGTCGCGCTCACGGTCTCAGACTTGCCCGTGATCTCCAGATCCAACTCAAGAGCACCGCCAGCCGTCGCCCTGAATGTCGCCCGAGACACCTTGCAGCCAGCATAGACAAACCGCTTCGCCACCCGCTCAATGAGCACGTCAAACTCTGGCAGCGTCTCGGCCACGGCGAACAGATCGGCCACCTCCGCAGACCCCATGATCCTGGGGAGGAGTAAGTCCAACATCGCGGGGGTCGCGTGAAATGCGATGGTCCCGTTTATCCTCACGGTGCCGTCTCGCGTGCGTTCGATCGGCATGGATCGAGTCCCCCGGATGCCCGAGGTCTCGACGATCTCGCGGGCCGCTTTCAGCCCCTCCGTGCGAAACTCGTATGCCTCCGTGTAGCTCCCGACCGCTGTCCCGGCCGCAGCCATCGACAGGCGGGACTGGTGACCCATTGATGCGTCAGCCACGTTTGATCCTCTCTCCCATTCGGCGGGCCACGGCCTCGCCTAGGACTGTGCCAACCCTGTCCGCTGTTGTCTGATCCACGCCCACATGGGGCCGCGCCGGCATTCGCCTTGTGCCCGTCTGGTGCCAGTGAGCATAGGGGACCGACGTTCCAAACCTCAGCCACGTTTTGCCCGTCTGCCAGATTGTATCTTGCGTGCCGTCAATCGTCGTCAGGCTCTCGAACATCCGGCCCGTGTCGACCAGAATCGATGCGTGCCCCTTGCGGCTCGCCGTCGAGAACGCAATCGGTGCCCACGCCTGCCCGTTGGGGCCGCGTTGCTCCAGATACATCGCCCGTTCGAAGTCTTGCAGGACGGTAATCGCTTCGTCGAGTGCCTCTGTGTAGTCTTGCTCTTCGGCCTGTTCAGCCGCTTGAAAGACGACCTCCAGAACGGTCTCCAGATCGTCCATTATGTCCGGCCCTCCCGATTGCTGATCCGCAGGGTGAAGCCCGACACGAATAGATCCCGCTGGAATGCCGCATTGTCGACGATCGCCAGGGGAGTCAACGCCATGTTGTACCCCCGCGTGCTGTCCAGCCGCTGATTGCTGAATGCCTTGCGGATCGTCTGCCGCCACGATAGCCGCTGATCCAAGCCCAACACCTGCCGATCGGTAGGCTGCTCTGCGTCGATCTTGAGACTCGCGACGATGGCCACGATGACCGGGTAGACGATGTCGTCTCTGACATTGCTTGATGCCGTGATGGTCTCCGCACCGAACGGCCCGATCACAACCGCCGGCATCCGGGCAGCCGGCATCCGGGCGATCTCCACGGCGGGAGACTGGCAGATCACGATGTTCGCTCTCGGCACACCGGGCAGATTCAACGCCTGCACCTGCTCCAGCACCGTGTTTAGGATCGTCGTGAGTTCGGCAGGCAAGCTACACCTGCTTTCGGGTCAAGACGATCCACCGGGCATCCAGCGATGCAAGGGACGTGCTCAGCACACGCCACCGCTCACCAGCCGAGTCTGTCACGATGTCGTCTACCTGCACCCCCCGGGCTCCCGGCTGCGTGGAGTTGAGTGAAAAGGATCTCTCATCGCCTGTGATGTCGATCCCGGCCATCGCCGCCCGCCTCCGATCGACAGGACCAGAGACAGCGTTGTCCACGGTCACCGACGTTGCCCCGTCCGGCCGGATCTGCCGCAGGGTCACCACCTCGCCGCCGTCGAAAATCGTGTAGTCCCCAGAGATGTCCAACGTCATGTCGTTGCCTCGCCCAACTCCTCAAATGGACCGGTGGCTGCCGAGAGAAGCGTATTCAGTTGGGCAATCTGCCCGAGGATCGCCGTCCGATAGCCGTTCCAGTCCACGTTCTGGCCGTCGACGTTGTAGCTCGGCTTGGGGTTGGCCGACTCGGTGGCGAGTGCCGAGAGTAGGTTAGATCGGATCGTCGCGATCTGGTCGGCGTCGCTCGGCACTACAGCACCTGCTTAGCGGGGGGGGCCTCGATCTCCAGTTGCTTCGCTGCGAGAGTCCGACCGCCCCGACCGCCCGCACTGTTGAACGCCCGCACGGCATCCTCCACCGTGTCGGCATTCACCTCGAACCAATCGCCGCCAGCACGGGGACGCAATCGCCACCCGCTCACCGGCCGCGTCTGGACAGGAGCCACGCTCTCCACGCTCTCCACCGCCTCCACACTCTCGGGGGCCGTCGCATCAGATTTCTTCGCCATTCGCACACCTCAGAAAGAAAAAACCCACGCCGGTTTTGGGCCGACGTGGGCAGAGTCAATCGGCCTGATCGTCAGCCGGTTAGGCAGTACACTTCACCATGTATCGCGGGTCCATCGTCGCATAGGCACCGCGTTCGCTGGCCTTGAACTGCATCACGATGTCCGAATTGAATTCGGCCTCGTTGTTCGCGGGGGCCTGAACCACCGTCAGAGGCCAGTTCTCCATGTAGCGGAACGCCTTGGTCAGATCGCCGAGATACCAGGTGGTATCGGTGGCCATCCGGCTCGCAAGGAAGTTGGTCGAAACGATCGTGTAGCCCTGAATCGGGTTACCGGTCTTCGTCTCCGTCGGGTTGCCGGTGGTGGCGTACCCCGGGGTGGTCACGGTGATTTCCGTGGCACTGACGATCCGCCGCGCCGTGTACAGATTCTGCCGAGTCACAATCAGGTGCTTCGGCTGAATCAGGATCGGCAGGCCGGTTTCTGGATCGAGCATCCCAGAAAACAACCGTTCGGCGTTGTCCACATCAGTCCAATCCACCAACGCATTCGACGCCTCCAGATTGTCCCAATTGTGGGTGCCGGAGTTGTCGCCGTAGGTGGCGATCGTGTTGTCCCTGTAGCGGTAGCGATGATCGGTCGTGTTCTCATCGACGATGCAATCAATCGCCCGCAGTTCCTTGCTGGTGGCGAGTGACTCGCCGACCTCGCGACACCGATCTTCCAGAACGCCGGTACGATCGAAGAAAATCGCTTCCTTCGTCACGCCGACGATCAGCCCCCGCTTTGTGGTCACAGGGGTATCGATGTAGGTCTGGCTGACGCCGGCCCGGGGATAGGGCCGCCCTTCCTCGACCACCAGTGCCTCATCGCCGATCTTCGAAATCCCCGGGATACGCTCGCCGCTGAACTGCGTGGAGCGTGCTGGAATCAGGCCCGAGAACACATAGGCTTCCTGCTCGTAAGCCTGCATGATCTCATTGTACAACACCTGCCCGCTTATCTTCGCGAACTGGCTGCTCGCGACCAGACTCGCGGTTTCCCGCAGTTCGCTGCTGCCATTGCTCCGCGGATCGTACAGGTTGACCATCTCGCGGCCGTCCGGCACAAAGTGCTCGAACAGTTGCCGCAGGCTGAAGTCACTGAACTTCAACGCCCCGCTCTTCAGTCCCTCGGAGAAATCCGAGTTGAATTTCTCCACGTCTCCATCACGCTGGGCCGCTTCGAACAGCCGCCGCAACTTCTTCACGTCAACCATTTTTTTGGCTCCTGTTCTTAGCGTTCTTGGGTGCAGACCACATAGTCCACATTCAGGGTTTCAAGATTGGTTCCACCGTTCTTCACGCCCAACACCACCTGCATCTCGGTGGCCGAGGTGAAGATGTAGTCATGCTGGGCCACGGCCACGCCATCGACGAAGAAGGTGACATAGGCATTGGTGGACGAATACGGCATGTACTCGATTTTCAACGTCTGGTATGCCGCCCCGCCCGCAGTCACGGCACGCTTCGCAAGATTGTTCGCGTTGCTGGCTGACAGCTCAGTCGTGATCTGCGTCGTGCTGTTGCTGGTCTCAGCGATCCAGACAGTCCCGCCGTCCACTTTGTGGAGGTTCGCACCGGAATAACTGGAAGGGGGGCCCCCTCCGTTGTCCACGAGCGAATTCGCCCCGACAGCGTCCATCACACCGACGAGGATATTCGCGTCGTCCGTGTTGGCCTCAGTGAATTGCACACGGGCCTCGAAGAGCAGCGGCTTGTTGGCCGTGAACTTGAACACCTCATTCGCCGACTCAACA